CTCCATTTCAGGGTCCGAAGCGAAGTACTAGTACATCTATGGTCCTCTACCTAATCGACAAAACGTCTACTTTTTCTCGGTGAGCCACACTACATACTAACCAACACAAAACTTTCCGATTGAAGGCACACTAGTATTCGTGCAGCTTTCGTCTAATTCCCTTAAGGAAATCGAAGTCTACCACTAATATTGTACACACATCTAACCTAGCCCGGGAGACTTAGTGTCATCTCCCATATTTTGGGGGGCCAATCCCCCCTTCTTAAATCTATCTAGGATATCATCATAAGACAAAACATGGCTCATCAAATTGTTAATACCCATCTTCTCCGCTATCGACAATATCTGGGGAACAACTCTACTATATTCCTCTCTGCCATACATAGCCATCTCACAAATGGCCGCTTCAAAAGAGAGGGCCGATCTCTCCTCTGCTGTCATAAAACCACCCGTACTTGTTGTACAAAGCATCTTACTGATCGATGCTTTCTCCAACGGACAGAAAAGCAACCCACTCTCCGGATCTCGATAATAGCTACGTTTGCCAATCGTAGCTGCTTCTCTGCCCTCACTTTCCACCGACTCCACACCCTTATCCGCAGAAGTAATAACCATACCTATATCTGCAAAGCTGGAAGCCATAGTCCTCATATTATAGAATTCTATTGCTTCGTCCGAAATGCCCTGCGATCCATCGTCTCCCAATGTCATCACACTGACATTCTCCTCGAAGGATCCAACATATTCTGGCACCAAACGAAGATAATTCATCCTATGCATGATAGACTGACAAAGTCCATTCTGGAACAGAGTGAGATAGGAACCAGAAGGATTAGAGCCATTCACCTCCAACACGGTTCCATCTAACAAATACAGGGGATGGGCTATTTCAGACATGAGACCACGAGCTATAAGCTCTGTGTTCACATCCCAATCTCTGTACCAATATGCACACAATCTGATCATGAGCGTGTACGCAATCTCCGAAACAAAAGCAGGAATACTCTTATCATATCTTTTGAAATCACTATTCACCACATTCGGTTGAGATATAGTGTCAAAGAAGACACTCTCCCAATCTCGTGAGAAACAGTTGACTCCAGCTATAGTCTCAAACAAAGACGGATGTTTTGACGCCAGCATCAATATAGGGCCAAATATTTGTCTACAAAGCACAAGCAATGCTGTGCCTCCCGCCGAGAACATCCTAACCTTACGTTCTATGACTTTCTCTCTTGATAAAGGTTCATCCTTAAAACTTGCTTTGAAAATACAGTTGCTGCGTGCCCCCATATTCGTGTATTGATCACACATATATTCCAACTCATCCTCCAATTCCCGACCTAACTCGATATTATGTACATTGTCAGGCTTCGGGATAAATCTCACATAGTCTGATTTAAGCCCATTATAGGGCCAACCCACAGAAGTACCCAATTTCATCCTAGAGAGAGCAGTGCCCGGTATGCCATTTAACGCATCATGAGCACTCAACATATGCAAGGACAGGGGCTCAGCAACAACTTTCAATCTGTCAAAGAGAAGATTCTCCGCTGCAATAGCTAACTTCAAATCAACCCCTTTTGCTGCTCCAGATAGGTCTCTAATTGCATGCTTCTCCTGTGCAAAATATTCCCCATCTATCTTGGTATGAGAAAATATTGGAACACACGGATCTATAGTAGTACCCATCAGATCATTCACCTCTGATACTATAGGAAGGATAACAACACTGCTAGTCAAGGTACTACCTGAGCCAGAAATAACACCATGATAGGTAATTGCATTTTCCGGTGCATAATGTAAATGATGCATACGTTTGGGATCTTCTAGCATCTCACCCATAAATCTTACAGTCTTACTGACGGAAGTTGCAGATAAAGGAGGGCAATATTCCCCTGTGCACTGCTCTGCCAGCGCATCAAAAGCCAACTCCAGATGAGTGGTAAACACCGCACTATATACATTTCGCGGAATACCCACAGATCCCATAATGTTGATGCCGAGAATGCATGCCGATTTGCCAATATCAGCCACTAAAATGGTTCCACATCTGCCAGAATAACTATTGACAATACCATTCATGTTCCAACATTCGCCCGCTGCTGCCGTAGAGACACAATGGCGCAAATCTGCAACACCCTTATCCAACATAATTCTAAAGGCAAGGCCCCCCTCCTCGCCCACATCTGAAGAGCGAGCCACAAAGGGAGACCACACATCCAAACCCAAGGTAGGAGATGGATAACCTCGGAGAAAAAACTCGGTGAGATCTAAGTGGGGTCTGAAACCAGGAATTAACACCATCTTAACATCCAATGAGCATGGAGTAGAGTATGGAATCTTTCCTTCCCAAACCTGAACAGTGACATACCCTCCACTAGGATCCAACTGATATCTTTTGATAGTCACTGGGCCACTTATGTCAAAGTGTCCTGCGATGATACCATAATTGCCCTTCACAAAAAATATATGTGAATACGTACTTCCAGTAGAAATACGATATGTGCTCTCAACAATCTTGTCCTGCAAGCCACGAGGATTACAACAACTCTTGCCGAACGGCACATACACCTCTGGTTTGACCCAGATATTATTATGGTTTCCCGTGATGGGAACACTATCCACACCAAGCTCAGAGTAATCAAATCTCTTCTTCTTACTCTGATTATTTCCCGTGGGCTCAGCAATAACATCTGGGATTGCCCTCTGCATGCGTAAATATATCGTCCCCGCTGCCGCAGCGGCGGTAAAAATGGCCAACATGATCCTATACTTACGCAGATCCACAGTCCTACCCAATGCCACCACTCTCATCTCTCGGGCATAATCAACTGTATCCACAAAAGCAGATCCCATATTCTCGTATGCTGACAATAAATGTCCATTCATGTAGTGTCTCCCAACGGCAGTCGCAACACACCACTGTGTAGACATCTGATCTTTGATAAGCAAAGACACAGCGCCAACCATGATAGAAAAACCCAAAGATATCATATACCACCACACATACGACGTGCAGGAATAAGTGAAAATATAGCATGAATTAAGATGATAATGAAGTCGTCTGCGGGTCATACTGATACCTGCAGTGGCATCGAGCGCAGCATTCGCATCCGCACTTATTGATTGTGAACAATCAGAACAATATAATTCATTATGGGCAATACAAGGAATGGCATGCATGGCCTTAGCGCGGGTCTTGGCAGCATCAAGCACTTTCTTATGTATAGACGCCTTCCTGGCAACCAAAGCCAAGATTTGCGTAAGCGAATAAGTATATGGAACATGAGAAGGCCCATGCAAGGCTGAAAGAGTTGATTGTTCATATAACTTCACCTGTATGTTAACAAGATCAATAGTGCCCTCCGGCACCTTAGATGGATCAATAGCACCCACAGGAGTTGCGAACTGCGGATACACATCTGCGCAGTGGAGATATACGTTCATCCTTCTGAAGAAAGCACGAGGCTCCGCCAACATCGTAGGCGCCGCGAAATTCTCTATATTAGATATAAGAACAATTACGGCCGCAGTAAGCGGCACGTTCGCCTTGTTATGAGCTTCCGCTTGTTCCGTGAGTAAAGGACTTTCAGAGGTAATAGCAAGAATGTTGACGAAATTCTTAATATTTTCTCGCTCACCATTCTGTCCCTTAAGACCTGAAATCTCATCTATGATCACTGCCCAATGGATGATTGGATCATAACCATCCCACCACATAGTACTATTTTTAAAGAAAATGTTGGTCCTAGAAGCCCCAACATAGCCCAATTTCTCCAAACCCGCAAGAGCTGTGCGAACAGCGATATCCGTTTTGCCAGTACCAGGAATACCTGTCAATGCTATATTGAAAGGCAAGGGACGACCTGATTCCGCTGGAAGAGTATTGAACTGCTTACACAAGTATGCCACCTGCGATGAAGGCCTTTCAATGGTCTTCAACGCCCAGGGGCTTTTGTTCTCACGATAGAATCTCTTAATATATTTGTCACAAGCCTGTAATCTGCTAAGAAACTCAGCAAGTGGCATACCTTTAGTATTATAACCAGATACAGATATGTTATTGACATTAGAGCTAAGAAGGTAAATGTTCTCCTCTAAGGTAGCGGGAGAATATACAAAAGCGCTCCTATCAGTGGGGACAGTGTCCATGGAACGCAAAAGGGCAGAAACGCATCTAACACTCTCTATTATAAGTTTGTCAGTGCGCAACATCTTGGCATTGGAAGTAACAACAGGATCAAAGATGTTGTGTTTCTCGAGAAAAAGCTTAGAGGATGAATCGCCAAACATACTCAACGTGGACAACATACTAACTAATCTGATAATCGCCACATAGGAAGCTGATTCTTCAAGTTGACTGAAATTATCAAGTAGCTTCTCTATAGCATCTGCCACGTCAGTGAAACCTAATGTTGCACTCAACGTATCATCATGAGTAAGGCAAAAAGTCAGAGCTCGCAAAATATTGGCGGAATAATTCACAACTTGCAACCCCCCAACCTGCTGCGTACTAACAAGAAAAGACATGCATGCTGATAACCTACCAGCATTAGTTTTGCTATCATGAAAGGAGACAGCCAAACAGGCTAGAGCTGTAAAGAAGACATCATGCTCAGGAGGAATGTTGAGAAACTTCAATATATCATGATGGGCAGGTTGTTCAACCGAGCTATAGGGTCTCTCAAAATGAGAAATACCAGCACGCACACCATCCTCATAAGCGGCACCTGAGGCCACATAATTGCACCATGCAATATAAAATTTAGTAGAAATACTCCAAGTTTTCCTAATAAATATATCGTATAAGCTTTTAGTATACACAATCAAAACAAGTCTACAAAATGCCTGTAGGAAGGGGAACCAAGCAGGGGCTGCGAATACCCACAAAGCATATTGCAACAAATAATGAAGCAACATCATGGGGGGCGTTCGAAACATGCCCCACTGTCTTACTCGGGGTCGAGGAGGAGTAGGATTATCAGAATAACCCTCAATAGGAGGATCTTCTGTTGGAGGCATTGTATCATCCCAAGGATCATCCAGAGATCTCTGAGGGCGATAAGAACCATCCGATAAAGGATTCAACAAAGGAATATCATCATCTATGGGATCAGGAATGGACTCAATACCCGAAGTACTAGCAAAATAATGAAGGGGAATACGCGAAGGAAAAATATCAGACAACTTCCAAAATTGTCCTATCTTTCGATAAGTTTTAAGATAAAATTCTTTATCCACACGATTAAATGCGTGGACCGAAAACACAAATGGAGTGTCTATAGTTTGTTCTCGATGGAGAACTGGAGGCCTTCGTGAGAAGACCCCAGAGGGCTGGAGGGCTACAGCTTTTCCGACAATATCAATAAAATTTCCTGAAGACTCAATCTTCATTGCCGATCGATTCACGATCATAGAGTTCATGACACTCATGTTGCTGTTTACGACAGCGAACGAGTCTAGGGGACTACCCCCCGGTGCCCAACCGGAAATAGGGCAAAGGGCCTCGGTACAATGGACAAATAACACGGTCTATAACCTAGTCCAGAGGGTGTGGCAAGTACCACACTCTTCAGAGGCAAATTCCTAGTGGTAACTAACATAACTAACTAATAATCATAATCAATGGGAGGATTCTAATCCTTCCTACAACTCCAAATGCGGGGTTATTCGCCCACCGCAGCAAAAATAAGAAGTCGATTCCCTTCCGAAGGCCCGTTCACACAGTTCGTCGTGTGTAAAGGACAATTGGAACATTCAAAATTTAGCGTGCAATGCACGGTGTATAATTAAAATTCCAGAGTTTAAATGCGAAAATGGATCGCTGACGAAAACTCCAACAAAGGGTTTGTAACCGAAGACTAATGCACGCAGGCACGTAGACAAAAATAGTATGTGCACCAAAAGCGAACATAATAGAATATCTTGTAGTTTAATTTGACCTCACCAATATGGCGAGGGACAAACGATCTACCAATCGTTTTGAGCTGTTTTTATAATTTAGCTCTCGTTTTGGATTAATAAGTGTTCAATAATGATCAACAATGATCTAATAATCAACTGTGAACCACAGTATATGGTCCCTGTGAAGGGGGGGTGGTAAGTAGCGGAGGCTACTTACCATTACGGCGTCCGGGACGCGGTTCTTCAATGAAGAACAAAAAGGCGTATCTTAATAGAGTACGTCTGCATAAAGCAGATAGATTCGGAGGAATCTTTAGTAGTAGAAATAATCTCGTATTAGCGAGTATTACACTGTAAAGCCAGTCCGAAAAAGATTGTCTTAAAAACGTAAGTGTCAATGACACAAATAGTAATAAGAGTCGTGGGAGATATAAATCTCCC